CTAGGCTGGGCCTGGAGTCTTGGCGCGAGGTTCGCGGACCATGCCGTGTCGCTTGTAGTGCGCGAGGGTCACGGCGTCCAGGCCATCGGGCAACGGGTCGCCCGGGCGGTAGCGCTTGCCGTCGCGCTCGAATGTCTTTGCTGCTTCCATGTCTTCTCTCCAGTCCAGAAATGCCAAACGCCAGCGCAAAGGCTGGCGTTTGGCCGAGGGTTGAGGTGGCGTTTACGGCGCGGGGAACTGGCCCGCCACGATGGCAGAGGGGCGCTCCACCGTGAAGCCGAGGCGCTCTTCCACGATCAGGGCCACCATGCCCTTGATCGCAAAGTCCGCATGCTGCTCGGCCACGCGCACGCTGACCTCCTCACGGTCATAGATCGTTGCCGCGAAGCCGCTGCCGGCCAGGAAGTCGTCGGCCGCCATGGCATGGCTCTCCACCACGGTCTTGCCCCACACGCGCGGCGCGGCGCCATCCGTGGGCGTGCCGAAGATGTAGGCGCCGTCGTTGGTCTTCATCATCTGGATCAGTGCCCAGTCTTCCAGGCTCAGCACCGCGAAGGTGGCCGGATACTGCGCCTTGGCAACCTGCAGGAAGGCCCAGCGCAGATAGTCCAGCTTGGTATGTGCCGGACCACCCGAGGGCACGGCAGGCATGCCGGTAGCGCTGAATGCCACGGCCTGCGGCGTCAGGCCCAGCAGGTTGCCATTGGTGCCGTCACCGAACAGCAGCTGCGCGTCTTCCTTGATCTTCAGGCCCTGGCGCATGCGGCCATCGACCAGGCCCTGCAGCTGCGGCGCGTCGGCCAGCACCTGGCGGCTGGCGGGAATCCAGTGACCGATGTTTTCGACGGGCGAGCTTTTCTTCTCGAACGTCAGGCCGGATTCGGGCAGCGCGTTGCCTTCGCCATTGCGAGAGCCGGCATTGTTCGTGAAGAGCTTTTCCTGCACCCACTCGACGGAGTTTGTAGCGATGCTCACGGCCATGAACAGATCGCGCACCGTCAGCGCCATATCAGGCCCCATGACGATTCCAGCCTGGTGCGGCAGGATCAGCGCACCGGCGCTTGCCGGGCCGCTGGTGATCGCGGCCTTGCCGAACAGGGGCGCATTCATCGTTGCCAGCTCGGCCACGCCACCGCGATAGCTCTTGCAAACTTCAGACTCGCCCACGATCTGGCCCAGGCTCTTTTTCTGGTCGCCGCCACCGCCCAGCAGGTTGGCGGCCTTCTTGGCGATCTCGGCCACTTCGTCATTGACTTTTTCCAGCGCCTTCTCGACCTTGTCCACCTTCTGGACAGCATCCTGAAACGCGGCCTTGGTGGTGGCATCGACCATGCCGGACTTCATCTCGTCGTGCAGCTTGGACACCTTGCCGTCCAGCTCGGTATGGGCCTTGCGGACTTGCTCAACGGTTTCCTTGGCTGCCTTCGCGGTATCCGTCAGTTGGTCGATTGCCTTGCGGATATCGCCGCCCACCTCACCCGTCAGGGCCACAGGCAGGGCGCCAGCGGCAGCGAGACCGGCCCAGGCATCGGGCGCAACGATGGGAGCGCCCATGGCGCTGGCAACGGCCAGGATCGCCAGGACAGCGAGGAATGCGTAAGTGACGCGCTTTCGGGTAATGCAGTGCATGTTTTCAGTTCCAGGTAAATGCGTGCGTGAGTTGCTTGAGGTTGTCTGCCAGCGTCTCGCTGTCCGGGTCGCCGTCCCGGCGGCCCAGCGACTGAAAGCCGCCAGCAGCCAAGGCCTTGGCCTCGCGCTGGCTGTATCCGAGGCCACGCAGCTGCGCCTCGAAATCTCGAATCGTGGTGGCGGCCTTGACGGTCTCCACCAGCGCTTCCGGGTTCATGCCGAACGGCACCAGGGAGAATTCCCAGAGCACCGCGTCGTTGATGATTCGCACATAGTCACCATCGCGCTCTTCCCAGGTGGCGCCACCTGGCACGATGTCGAAGCCCACGGACAGGCCATCGAGCACGCCGGATTTCATCAACTCATAGGCGTCCTGCACGTAGCTCACGCCCAGTGCGAGCTGCCCTTCGACGCGCAGGCCGTGCTCATCCTGCGTGCACTTGGCTTTGCCGGCCAGGCGCTTGAGGTCGTGGTTCATGGCAATGCGCACCTTGCCGTCGCGCGTTTCCTTCATCGCGCGGAAAGCGCCGGGCATGATCACGTCCCGGCCAAGGTCCACGTTGTTGAACACGGCGGCATAGCCGGTGAACGTGCCGTCTGCCTTGGCTTCCTTGATTTCAATCGGTGCGGTCAGGCGGTCCATCAGGCGCCTCCTTTGTTTCGGGTCAGGATCTCCCCCAGCAGGTCCGAGGGGGCCATGTTGAGCGGCACATGCAAGTCGTCTGCGCCGTCGATGAGCGGCATGTCCTCCAGCTCGCGGATCTCGTTTTGCGTGATGGCACCCGCCGTGCGCAGCTTCACGTAGTACTCGCCGCGCTGCGTGCTGTCGCCGCGCAGCAGGCCCCGTACATCGAACTGGAAATACATGCCGGCGCGACGCTCGGCGGGCGTCAGCAGGCTGCTGTTGAGCCCGGCCTCGATCCGCACCAGGTACGCCATCAGCGTGTAGTCCAGGAAATGCTTGTTGGCCTGCTCCGTGTTCGCATAGCTGGCCTTGTCCATTTCCATCAGCATGTGCAGGGGCACGCGGTAGATCCGCGCCGCCTCGGCAATCTGCAGCTTGCGAGACTCGATGAACTGCGCCTCGTTGTTCGGCGTGCTGATGGCCAGATAGTCGGTCTCACCGTCCAGCACCGGCAACTCGCCCTTGTCCCGCGACTCCTTGAGGTACTGGGTGAAGTTGGCGCGGATTTGGTCTCGCTGCTTCTCGCCAAAGTCCGCCGTGGTCTTCAAGATGCCTTGGGGCCGGCCACCGCTGCCGAAGAACTCGGCCGCATACTTTTCCAGCGCCACGGCCAGGGCCAGGCTGTTGCTGTGCAGTTGGTGCGGGGCGTAGCCCTCCAGATCGCCCACACCGCCGAAGCCCCGGATGGGCATCACGTCCTCGCGCCTGCGCTTGATGCGCCGGCCCTGGCGGTCGGTGAGCCAGTAGACGATCGACCCGTCCTGCTGCACCTCGGGCTGTACCCGGGACTTGTGCACCGGCTGGATCTGCAGGATGCGCCCCGTGGACTCCATGCGGTCCACCGGGTTGTAGGACTGGCCCATGGTGGCAAGGCTCACCACCATGGCTTCCTTCCACTCGGGGGCCGTCATGTAGTCACAGGGCTGGTCGTGCACCAGCGTGTAGCGCGCGTCATCCTTGGCCCGCTCCCGCCCCTTCTGTGTGGTGCGGTACAGGTGCAGCGGGATGGTGCCCACGGTCTCGGCAATCAGCCGGATCGCAGACCATGACGCAGTGATCTTCAACTGCGTCAACTCGCCCACGGGCACCTTGGCCCAGGTCGGGCCTACGCCCAGGACATTCCAGCCCTGCGGGTTGGTCAAGGTCAGGTCGGTGCCCTTGAGCGCCCAGGCCATCGCCCCGAGCACCGCTTTTCGGATTGGGCTCATGTGCTGTTCGCTTCTGCAAATGACGCCCAGAAAGCCTTGGCTTTCTGGCGCTTGTCGGTTTGAGGTTCCGCCAGGGCCAAGGCACGGCCAAACGCCATCAGCATGGCAATGGCGCCGTCGATCTTGTCTTCCTTGCGGTTCTTGGTCGGGCTTTTCAGCTCGTTGTATTTGCTGGTCAGCACCACCAGGTTGCTGACCATCCAGCTCATGCAGGGGTTGCCGTCATGGCGCACCTTGCCGGCCAGGACCAGGGCTTCCAGCTCCTGCAGGGGCTGCGTGAAAAACAGGCTGCGCTGCGTGATCTCGACCATGGGCAGGCCCTCATCGATCAGCTTGCGCGCCCAGTAGCTGGACAGTGCCGGGTCGTATGCGGCTTCTTTCAGGTCGTGCATGTCGCGGTCGGCCTTGAGGTCTTCCGCGATCATGTCGAAATCGGTCAGGTTGCCAGGGCTGACCTTGATCCATCCTTCATCAACCCAGCCCGACAGCTGCGCCGTCTTGCTCTCCTGCACCGCGACCTGGTTGTAGTACAGACGTGTGCACACGAACCACATCTCGCCGCGCCGGAAGATCTTGACCTTGGCCGCGAAGTCGTTTTTCTCTGCCAGGTCGGAGGCCGCATAGCACTCCTCATCGGTGAACTGCTCTTCCCGCAGTGAGGTATCGGCACAGGCATTCCACGCCTCCATGTCCATCCAGTTGGTGCCGGCATTGGTCCACACGTTCAGGTGCTTGGTCAGGAAATTGCCCCGGCTGCTGGGTGTCGCCAGCGCCTTGGTTTTCGTGGCCTCCAGCTTGTCCACCTTGGCGCTGATGCCCAGGTTCGGATTCGCCTTGCGCCAGACCTTTGTATCTTTCCAATCGTCGCCATCGTCGATGGTGTAGATCACCCCGAACCACGTCTCATCGACGTGCGTGCCCTCCAGCACCTTGATGGTGTAGCTGCGCAGCTCGAAGCAGATACCGCCCGTGTCCTTGCCGGCCGTGGTGATGGCCGAGATGAGCGGCTGACTGCGGGCACCGTCCGCCGACTCGATCACATCCCACAGGTCGCGCTTCTTGTGCGCGTGCACCTCGTCCACGGCCGCGCCATGTACGTTCAGGCCGTCCTGCGTGCTGGCCTCGGCATTGAGGATCTTGAAGCTGCTGGCCGTGCTCGGGCAGCTGATGTCGTGGCGGCCCACCGTGACGCCGAAGCGCTCGCGGAACTCGCTGTCACGCAGCACCATTTCGCGCGCCGTGTCGAACACTTCGCGGGCCTGCTCGCCTGTCGTGGCTGCGCTGTAGACCTGTGCGCCGGGCTCATCGTCCGCAAAGGCGAGGTACAGGCAACGGCCGGCAGCGCGCGTGCTCTTCGCATTCTTGCGCGCCACCTCTTCATAGCTGCGGCGAAACCGGCGCAGCCTGGTGCTCGCGTGCACCCAGCCGAACAGGTTGAACTCACAGAAGATCTGCCAGTCTTCAAGGCGGATCTTCGCGTAGCGCACCATCCCGTCTTCATAGACCGGCTTGGCCCACTCACCCTTGATGTGGCAGAGCAGCTCTTGGAATTGGCAGGCCCGGCCGCCCAGCCGCACATCCACGACATACGGGAAACCGTCCGTACCCTGGCGGTCCAGTTCCCGCAGGAACCGCTTGCAGGCCAGCCGCTCATACTTGCCCGCGACCTCCTGCCCTTCGGTCACGCGCCTGGCGTAGGCCTTGGCGCGCTCGAAATACTCGGCTTGAGGTCGGGTCATGGCAGCTAGTCGAAGTCGGTGAACCCTCGCGGAGAGGCCGGGGCGGCAGCGGGCGCAGCCGGGGATTGCTCATCCTTCGGCGCATCGCCCTCGAAGAGCTGCAGCTGCGCACGGATGGCGGTTGTCACATTGGCCTGCTCGGCCGGGCTCAGGCCGAACTTGGCCAGCAGCGACAGCATCATTTGCCGTTCGCTTTTGAGGATCTGATAACGGGGGTGCTGCATAGGCATCCCGTTTGGGCTGGTCACCTCGAAGGCACCCATCGGGTCTTTGCCTTCGGCCCGCAGCAGGTTCTGGCGGGCGCGCAGCGAATGGCGCAGTTCCTTCACATCGGAAACGGTCTCGCACAGCTCCTCGAAGATGTCCGAATACACAACCGATATCAGGTTGTAGCGGAGCAGCTCCGCGCCCAGGCGCTTCCACACCTTGCGCGCGCCAGGGCTCAGGCCCTTCGGCACTGGCGGCATTCCCGCCTCTGGCCGGAAGGTGCTGTCCAGGTTCACCGACATCGGGCGCTTGCCCCGGTTGCCCTCCAGCACTTTCAGCTCTACCGGCTTCGCGGCCGGGCCTCGTCGTCCCATGGTCTACCTCCTACCCCCCCACCCCCTGAAACCTGCGCGTGCAAAAATTCCACGGAGCGGTCGGTTTCCACACAAAAGGGCCGAAACTTCGGACACCCCCCTACCCCCTCGGCCCTGCCTCGGTCCCCCATCGGCCGACCGGGCGCCCCTGGCCCGGCCGGCCCAACTTCGGGCGGGCTCATCCCTCCCGATATCCAGCCCATGCACGCCGCACCCCGCGCGCCCGCTCAGCCTTTGACTTCTCGTCATGACAGTCGGCACAGATGGGTTGCTCGTTGTCTTTGGTATCGGTCCCACCCTCTTCCAATGGGATCTCATGGTCCCGCTGGGTCGCAAGGGTCACGATGCCCTTGCGGTAACAGGGCCGGCACAGCGGCTCACGTTCAAACAGTTCCTTGCGCAACTGCTGGAGCTTGCGGCCCGTCACGCGCTTGGCGGCTGTGGGCTTCTTTGCCCAGGACTGTTTGGGATGCTTTGGACACCGGCCCGTGCCATCACGGACCAGCACGCCACAGCCCGGATGCGAGCACGGACGCGGGGCAGCTGATGGCACGGCGATGTCTCCTGAAGATTGGCCGGTTACGGGTCCGGCGCTGATGGGTCAGCCGTCGAGGTTCGCGCGCACGATTCCCAAGATCGCACGCCGTGTCGTTCACCCAGACACGCGGCCCCTAGCGCTCCAGGCATCGCGGTAATGGGGAGGCCCGGCGTTGCTCCACCTCTGTGGCGCCGGTTGGTCTTTATCACTCGTACCTCAGCGAGTCATGGGACACCGGGGCTTGCTGCCCGATGGAGCCCAAAGAAAAGCCCCGCCGGGTCTGCACCGGGCGGGGCTGGCATGTGTCCAGTGGTTGGGGTCACTGAGCACTAGCTTGCCGCAAATGTAGCCCAACTCTCTATGTTGTAAAACTCCCCGCGCGCCGCATGTACTCACGGCCACGGGCCAGCGCCTCGCGCTCTTCCCTGATGCGCTGCTGCTCCTGCAGCCAGCGGTCGATGAACTGGTCGGCCTGGCCAAGTTGGGCATGGATAGTGCTCGGCCCCTTGCCAATGTTGCGGGCAATCTCCGAAACACCCAGATCTCGCAAGTAGTAGTCGCAAACCGTTGCACGGAGGTGGCTCTTTGCCTGCCCCATTTCCTGCACAGCCCGGTCTGTCTCCTCTGCTTCCTGCTCGACGTGCGGAATCTGGCTGCCGTTGTAGCTGTTGCGTCCCCAGACATCCACCGCCAGCACGTTGACCGTGTGATACCCAAGGCTGTTGCTATCGAGTCTGGATCTCCACAGGGCCCAATTCTCCAGCCGCTGCCTGATTCGCTCAATGCGCGCCATGGGCATTCCCTTTCGGCTCACGCATGAACCCAGCGAAGCCAACGCCCAGAAGCACCGCAGCAGCCTGCAGCTGTGCCACTGTGCGGGTGCCGCTGCCGACCAATGGCGCCAGGGCATCCATGGGCCAGGGCGTGCCGAGCACCTTGCCGTTCTCCATCGCGTAGAACCACCCCGGCTCGCCGCGCAAGGATCGGCGGATGCACTGGTCCACGTAGTCCCTGCCCCACTCGATACGCTTCTGATCCACCCAATCCGCCGTCTCCGGCATCCGGTCCCTCAAGCTGGCTGGTTTGTTCATTCCCAACTCCCCAACAGATCAACGGCATGGACGACGGGTGGACGAGGGGAGGACGGCGCAAACCCGCGCCAATCCTCAATCCGTCCATCTGTCCATCCCGACCACAGAAAAAAATAAAAGACGGCCCGCACGCGAGCGCGCAGACACGCGCCCGCCTGTCCGCACACGCGCCCATGTGCACACGTCTGCACACGGCAGTGGACGGGTGGACGGATCGCCGATTCACCCAGTAAAATCAAGCACTTACGCCGTCCACCCCGGGGTGGACGACCGGTGGACGGCAGGACGGCGGTGGCGACAGGACCGGCAACGCGGATGCAGACGCATCCACCCAGCCGGGGCGTGACCAGCCCGCAAGGCATCCCGCTGTGCTCCACAGCGTTGAAATCAGATCGGGAGGTCATCACCCTCCCCCGGAGCGTCATAGGGCCACTGAGGGGCTTCCTGAGCAGCAGGAGCGGCCGCCAGCACAGGAGTGACCACATCCTTGGGCTGCCGGAGAAAACCGCGCTTGCGCAGGCCGGTGCTTTCCCTGTGCACCTTGAAACCCAACGACTTCATGGCATTGCTGATCCGCGTGTCCATCTGGCCCGCGTTGTCCACCCGGTCGGGCTTGATCTGCAGCACCTGGTACAGCTCAGTGCGCGGGAAGAACTGGCGCCGCATCGGAGCGGGATCGTTGACGTGCAGGCCGTCGTTGCCGTTGACATAGGCATCCAACAGGTCCTCCCACGGATCGGACCGCTTGAAAGGTTCTTGCTCAGGAAAGATCAGGGTCTTTTCCTCATCCCTGTCCGGCCAATAGCGCTCGCCGGCATTAAGCCGATGCAGCGCCTCAGCCAGCAATTGGCCGCGCATCTCGATCAATGCGTCCGCGTTGACCTGGTGCACCTCCAGCGGCCAAAAGCGGCGATCACCCGTGGCATCACGCAGGAACGTGTCGGCATTCGTGGTGCCCACGTTGACGAAATGGCGCTTGGACTTGACCATCTGCGCGCCATACGGTGGGCGGAACCAGTCCTCTTGTGCTGAGAGGTACTGTTTGATCGCAGTGGACTCGGCCTTGTTGAGAGACTCCAGCTCGGCCGACTCCACGATCCAGGCCATCTGCTGGGCCAGCTGGCTGTCCTTGTCGCCCACACGGATCGCGTTGTCCGTGAAATACGGGTAGGCCAGTGCACGCCAGGCCGATGACTTCTTGAGGCCCTGATCCCCCTTGAGGATCAGCATGTAGTCGAACTTGCAGCCCGGGTTGATGGCGCGGTTGACCAGGCCCATCATGAAACACTTGCCGATGAGGCGCGTATAGGGCCGCTCCTCGATGCCGTACACCTTGGTAAGCCAGTGCTCAAGCCGCTGCTCACCGTCCCATGTCTCGGAACGGATCAGATCCTCAATCGGGTTGTACTTGTCCTGCAGGGCAGCCATGACAGCACCATCCCGCAGCGTGCCCTTGGAGTTGATGTTGAGCGAGTGCGACTGCAGCAGATACTCGCCCAGCATCATGTCGTCCTCTTCATCCCAGGCGCCCGCCTCCCGTCCCCATGGCGCCTCGCGGCTGCGGTCTACGGCCATCGTGAAGGTGTTGTATCGGGCCAGGCCTGCCAGGGCTGGGTCCAGCTGAAGGCAATACATCACGTTGGGACGGCAGTCCATGTATGAGTTTTTGCCCCACACCAACTTGTCATAGAGCGCCGTCAACTCACCGTCATGGCTCGGCTTGCGCTTGCCCTTCTTTGGCTTGTCGGCATCGCCGCCGTCCCCAGCCGCAGTCTCAGCAGCGCCTGGCGCAACAGCATCCCCCCCAGCGGGAGCACGCTCGTTCGCGCGATTTGGTTTTGGGGGCTGAAGCACGATGCCCAGCACGCCAGCGAGCCACTTCAAGGCCTCGGCCGGCTTGGCCGTCCCAGGACCCCACTCCATCACAAGATCAATGGGCGAGCGGCGGCCTCCGCGCGCATCGCCCATATCCGCCACACCCCAATCCATGATCCCATCGTCCAGGCCATCGGCATGGATGGAGATGTCCTCCTGAAGGTCTCGGCCCAGCGCTTTGGATGTGATGCGATAGCCCTTCGGGCTCCTTTGCTCACGCCCGCCAAACAGGGCAGGCACCCAGACGTGCAAGGCACGCATCGCCTGCTCGTTGACGTGAGCAAAATCATTGCGGCCCTCACCGACCCCTGCGACCTGCTGCGCTGGCCGGGAAGACGGGGGAGATGCAGGCGCCTGCCGCTTTTCCTTCGCCTCCTGAATCGTGGCGTGCATGCGGCGGATCGCCGATTCATCGGCCTGCGACACCTCCAAGGGCGTGCCCGCCACATGCCTGCCCGTGACCGTGAAATACTGCCGCTCGCAAAACATCTCCACGCCGATGTCATTGCTCTTGGCCGTCTGGGTGTGCCCCTGCAGGTACAGATGCACGCCTGTGCCGCTGGGTGAAATTTCCGTGAACGTGTGGAAGGCCGCAATGATCTTTTTGCAGCGCTCAGACATCTCCCCGGTGGCTGGGTCTACATGCTTGTCCAGGTCGATGCCAATCAGGCCATCGCCCGGCAGGAAGCCGAAGCCGATCCCGCTCCACGCATCCGCAAGTGCCTGCTTGCGCTCGAAGGCTGCACGAACTACAGGCAGTGTTGCAAGCCGCTGGCGGTCCCTGTCGCTGCCCTGATCGCCGGAGCGACGACCTCCGCCCACGTAGTACGGCACCTTGAGCCATGCCGAGCGACGGGCATCCCATTCAAACTTCCACAGCACCCATTGCTGACGCTGCGCAAGCTCAGCGGGAATGCTGTCCCACACCGGGACCGGTGCGGCGGGCAATGCTGGCTTTTCGTCAGACATAGCGGCCTCCACGCACCCACGAAAACATCACATCGGCGTCCCCAACACCGACGACATGCAACGAACCCATCAGAGAACTACCCCCAAAGTTGAATGGCCTGTGCCAGGCCGAAAGCCGCATCGTTCGCGGCGGTTTTTGAAATTGGTTGGGGCAGGCCATACTCGGCTGCTGGCCTGTTGCGGCCTGGCACCTTGCGCTCCCCGCAAATGACCAGGCGGCCATAGCGCTTCATGTTGGCCACCGTGGTGCGGGCCGCAGATACCGCGACACCAGCGACAGCAGCCGCAGCTGAAATCTCGCTAAGCGTTGGACCGCGCTCGGGCGTCCAAAGGCTCTCCACCACATGCAGCAGCGTGGTGCTTACTTCACCGGCCGGCCTCATGTGAAGTCCTCCGACCGACCAGCAGCGCGCCGGGCATTGCGGCGCAGGCGAAACACCAGTTCGATGATTTGCATGCACTGGGCCTCCAGCTCATCGCACTCTTGGTCGTCCAGGCGCTTGTCCTCAGTGACACGCATGCCGATGTTTGCCAAGAGGCCGTTTTCGGCCGTGATCTGCATGATCTTTTTTTGGATCGCGGTGGCCTCACATGCCCAACCGCCTTCGGGCGGTGGCGGCAGATGTGCAGCAGCCATGCCGAAGCGAGCGTTGAAGACCTGCAGCCATCGCAGCGCCCCGGGCTCCCGTCGATCCAGCAGCCATTCCGACAGCAGCTCAAGCATCTCCGTGCTCAGAGATTCGCCATCTGCACCACGCAGGCGGCGGCGCAAGTCCTCGGCATGGATAAACCGCTCACGGCGCTCGGTCAGGAACTTTGCAGCTTCGACCACGCCACCGTCAGCGCTTCTGATCGCGTTGTAGAAAACGTCGCGCCAGTCGGCGCCGGAATAGCGGCACGTCATGGCCGTTCCCCTTGAGTGCTTGAGATTTCAGGATGGCGCCCGTGAACCGTGCCGAAGACACTGCGGGCATGACGAAAAGAAAGACCCACTCCAGCAAGCAACGCAAGCCGCACGCGCCTTCCCGCGCGTGCAGTACCCAATCGGGGAAGGAGACGAATCCCAGGCGGCGTTACCAGGAAGCTGAAGAGGGACAAAGAACTGTTGAGACGCAGGGGCTCAGGCATGCACGGACCCCGCATTGGCGCCAGACGATTCAAAAACTGCTGGCAAATTCGGTACGTTCCTACGAGCCCAAGCAGCGAGCACACGATCTGCAATTCGCTGGGGCAAGGGATCAGGCCAGTCCGCCACCGCTTGAGGCGAAACGCCGATGGCATCTGCTGCAGCACGGAAGGTGCCGCCTAGAACTTGAATTCCGTCGTTTTTGCGCATGCCGCATTAAAACATGCTTTACAAGCGACAGACAACCATGCTTTCTTCTTTAACAAGCATACTTGTCAAATGAGCAGCTATGCAGACCGATTCAACGAGGCCCTTGAACGCCCTGGCAAGAGCGTGGCGGGCGCCGCCGCAGCCATGGGAGTGACCAAGCAAGCCGTTTACTCCATACGTCGAGGTCAAACGAAGGCCGCAAGTGCTGAGAACAACGCCGCCGCCGCGATGTACTTTGAATGTGATCCTTCATGGCTAGCGCGAGGGGTCGGCTCCCCTAACTGGGGAAGCATCAAATCGCCAGACTTGGCCCCTGCGCAGAGCAAGGGACGCATCCCCCTTATCTCTTGGGTCCAGGCAAGCAGTTGGTGCGACCCCGCGAGAGACAGCACAATGGGCTGGGGGAACGTGGAACGGTGGCTGGATAGTCCCGTCCCCTTCGCTGACGGATCGTTTGCTCTGCGAGTGCGAGGCGACAGCATGACGGCCCCCACTGGCAACAGTCGCACCTATCCCGAAGGTTGCATCATCTTCATCAACCCAGAACTACGCTCCCCGAACAATGGGGATCGCATCATTGCCTGCCTGGTTAGCTCTGAAGATGTCACCTTCAAGGTTTACAAGAACGAAGATGGGCGACAGTGGCTACAGCCCCTGAACCCATCTCACGAGCCTATACGCGAGACCTTCAACGTGATCGGCACAGTGTTCGGAAAGTGGGAGGATGGATAAATTCAACTATGCTTTACTTTTTTAAAGAAAGCATGCTTTAATCCAACCCGACGCACTTGCTGCGTCGGGCAAAGCGGCATCGACCGGGCTTGCCCCGGTTCGTTAACAAGAGAATGGTGTGTATAGGGCTTGGCTACCATCGGAGGTTGCCAACTGCGGAGGACGCATGCCCATACGACAAACCAATGCCCTGCTTGCTGCGGCAGCCTTGCTGCTCGCTGGCTGCTCCAACCCCCTGGACGCAGAAATACCAGTAGCGGAAAAAGAGCAGCACACGTACCTTGAGGAGGTCCTGCCCAAGCTCAGCCCCCAGGAACGCGAGGTTGTCACGACCTACATCGTTGGATCTGCACTTGACGGCCAGAAGATTCCTACGGGACAAACCGCCCGCAAGGTGCTGGAGATGCACAAGGCTGACCCTGATTCGATCCGCAACCTTGGGGACAGCAAGACCGAAAAGTTGGTGCAGATCACTTACTCCGGCAAATCAGTGCAGCCCCAGGCCCCAGAGAAAGGCCAAGCCGGGGATCAGCAAATCTTCAAACTCAAATTAAAGAACCAAGGCACTCAAGCCATCGCCGGGCTTGAAGGGCTACTGAATTTCAAAGACCTGTTTGGTCACACGTTGGCAAGCCTCTCGGTGCAGGTGTACCAAACCATCGAACCAGGCGCCACAATTGAATGGACCGGTCGGCGTGAGATCAATCCTCACACCAGCGCCCACGTCGCTCTCCGCGATGTACCCGAAGGGAAGTACACCGCAACTTTCAACATCATCACAGTCGTTCTCGCCGATGGAACGAAGGTAAAAGGCCCATAGCCGAGCCTCATACACACCATTCTCTGTACAGCCCGCCCTACCAGGCGGGTTTTTTTTCGCCAGCTCCAAACAAGTTGGCAAGGAGTGCTGTGTATGAATCAACTGAAACCAAGCACCGCAGCCAGTGCATACGTCTGCACTCAGGCATCGTGCATTGCCCTCGGGCCCGACAGCGCATTCCGCGCGGCCTTCTACCACAGCATGGTGGCAGGAGCTCTGCGAGATGCGAGGTCAGAGCACCGCCCTCAACTCGACTTGGACGCCATGTGCATGGCAGCGAACGCCCGGGTGCAGCAGGGCATCCTCAGAGCAGCAGGCACTGCTTACATGGCTCTCGACATCCCGCCCCCGGACAGCCACGTCATCGACGTGCTGATGTCCATCCCCGGCCTGGCCGGCGTCGTGCTGACCGACGCCGATGCGGAAGGCCAGTGATGTCGGCAGCCTTCACCAAGCACGCACCATTCTCTGCGCCTGTAGCCATGTACTTGGCCTTGGCCAGCGACACCCTGAGGCACGCCGAGCAGTTGCGCGCCCTGTTTGCTCGCCGCAAAAAAGGCCCCGTGGCAGACGCCCTTTGGTCTGGCCATTGGGCAGTGATGGACGAAACGAGGCGACACATCAAGCAGTTGGCAGAGCGCGGTGGCCTGCTGTTTTGGGACCAGCCGCCCGCAATCGCTGCAGCTCGACGCATCTACGGCGAGGTGTCCAAATGCTGACCCTCTACACCGTCACATGCGGCCGCACGCGCCACACGATCCGCGCGACCGGCGCCGCTGATGCCATCGCCCGCGCAATGGCCCTCTTCGGCCATGGCCACCCCATCAGCGCGAGGGCCGCACGATGAGCCGCCCTCCCATCGAGATAGACGGCCCGCACCGTCCGCGCCGCGCCATGCGCCGCACTGCAAGCCGCTGGGCGGTGGTCGTCGTGCTCGCACTGGTTGCAGTGCTCTGCGTTGTCGCGCCACCCGCCATTGCAGCCGCCATCCACTTCGGGGGCGCGCCATGGCTCTGATCCTGATCACCGGCACCCTGGTGCAGGACGCAGAGGTGCGCACGCTGCCGCAAGGCCCGGACAGCACCCCCATGCCCGTGCTCGTCGCCATCTTCGATAGCGACGGCCCCGGCCAACTGCCCGTCAAAGCCGAGCTGGTGTATCCGCCCAACCTGCGGCCGCAAGCCCAGCAATACGCAAAGACGCTCAAGCGCGGCATGCGCGTGTCCGTCACTGCGCCCATCCACCAGATCCGCACCACGCTGGGCCACTGCCAGGCCATCCAGCCGCTGCGCGAACCCGCTCCTGATCAATCCCAACTGCAACTCCTGGAGGCCGCTCATGGCTAATCCCATCGTGATCGCTGTTTCTCTTGTAGGCCCTGGCGAAGTCCAGATCGAAACCAACCTGCAGGCACCCCGCCCGGGCGCACCCCTGGCACCCCAGGAAGCGGCAGCGCTGGAACTGGTCCAGCAAGGCGCCAAGCAACCGTCTTGCCGCCGCGTGCTCTTCGACACCGCCAAGGTCGATCCCGACGCAGCCGCCTGCGTTGACCTGGTGCGCGAGCTGTTCAACCCCGAGGGCTTCGCGCACAGCGTCAGCGCCGAAGTGCGCAACGCTGCGCGCCGTGCATTTGGCATCAAGGGCCAGCAAGAGGGTCTTGCAGCATGAGCACGCTGGTCACCGAACGGCCTGCAGAGACTTGCCAGGACGAGCCCCATGAGCCCCTGCTTTTCGTCGTGTGGATCGATACCTATTGCGGCCACGAGATTGAGCCGGATTGGGAAATAGACGGGCCAATGGGCAAGGAGATTGAGCCGCTGCAACAAGCGCTCAAGCACTCAGCGCTATGCCAGGCAGCCGGCTATCCAACTTTGCTGATGCTCCCCGGCAAGACACCGCGAGCCGATGGCCTCATGTCCAACCCCCGCTACCCAGCGAGATAAGCACCATGAAAAATCCGCACGATATCCAAACCGCAGCAATGCCCACCCCTGGCTCCGGCGCCCTGATGCTGCATGTGCCCCTGCAGAGCATTGCACGCAGCCTGCGCAACCCGCGCAAGCACTTCGACACCGCCAAGCTGCAGGAACTGGCCGACTCCATCAAGACCACGGGCGTGCATCAACCCATCCTGCTGCGCCCGCTGCCCGAGTCCCGAATCGCAGACGAGCAGGCATGGGCCAAGGCCGAAAAGCGCGAGCGCGCGCAGTACGAGCTGATCGCCGGCGAGCGCCGGTGGCGCGCCAGCCAGTTGGCAGGCCTGGCAGAAATCCCCGCGATGATCCGCCCGATGTCCGACGCCGACGCCCTGCGCGCCGCCGTGATCGAAAACCTGCAGCGTGCCGACATCACGAAGCTGGAGGAGGCCGAGGGCTACCGCGAGCTGCTGGACCTGGGCGAGACCACGGCCGAGAAAATCGCCGAGGACGTGGGCAAGAGCCGAACCTATGTGTTCAACGTGCTCAAGATTCTGGACTTGTGTGAGAAGGGCCGTGACATGGTGCGAAGTGGAGCGATGGACTGGTCCATCGCCCAGGCCGTGGCACGCATTCCAGTTGAAGCATTGCAAGTCAAAGCCTTGGAACGAATCGAAGACAAGGCACGGTATGGCAAGCCTTACACGGCGCGAGAGGCACAGGAAATGACGCAGCGCGAATTCATGCTGCGCCTGGATCGAGCCGCCTTTGATCGCAACGATGCCCAACTGTGCGCGCGTGCTGGAGCCTGCAACACTTGCAGTTACCGCACTGGCTCCAACCCCGAAGCGTATGCAGATGTGGAAAGTGCAGACGTCTGTACAAACCCGCCCTGCTATCACGAAAAAGAAGAGGCTCACACGGCCCAAGTGCGGCAAAAGGCTGTGGATCAGGGGCTGGAGGTCATCGACGGTCGCGCGGCAAAGGAATTGATTCCGCACGCATACGGCGGCGTCGTCAACGGCTATCTGCGTCTGGACAACGCCTATGACAGCCCGGTCAACGGCAAGACGCTGCGCAAGCTGGTGCACAAAGCACTCGACACCTCGGGCATCAAGCCCACGATGATCATCAATCCTCACGACAAGAAAGAAATGATCGCTGTCGTGACGAAAGAGCAGGCGGCGGAACTGCTCAAGATCGCAGGCAAGGCCGATGCCCATCAGAAGCAGCAGGAGGCAAACGAGAGCCAGGCCAAAGCCGATGCCCAGGCGGAAAAGAAGGCTGCTGTGGAGGAGTACGAACGTGCATGGCGGCGGGAGATAGTCCGCCGGATCGCAGTCCAGAGCAAGAATCCCACCGCTGCGCTGTTGATCGCAAGCCAGCAGATTGCCGCAAGGAGCATCGTCAACACGCTCAACGGCGACGACGCGAAAGAGCTGTGCAAGATGCTGGAATTGGGCAAGGTTGCGCCCAAGGATGCAATACGCGACCTCGCAGCCGAGTCGGCCTCACCGATTGCCGTCGCTGGCTTGGTGCTGGCCCTGCGGGACTCGGCATATTCGCCGTGGTACTGGGAGCACAACCCCGAGGCCCCGCAAAACCCCAATCTCATGACCATGGCCGAAGCCTGCGGCGTGGACATCGAGGCCGTGAAGGCGGAAACCAAGGCGAACCTGCGTGCAGCCAAGGCCCAGGCAAAAGCAGCCGCGAAGCCCACCGAACCTGCCGCCCCGAAGGCGGATCTACCCCTCGATCCCGCTGCGCGCGCTGGCGAGAGTCGCGCGAAGGGCAAAGCCAAAAAATCCCCCGCTGCGCGTGCAAGCGACGTGCCGAAGACGACTGCCGCCGAGGCCTCGGCCGCTATCGCGGCCGCGCTCCAAGACCAAGAATCAGGCGCGGCCGCAGCCGCGCAAGGCGACGAGGGGGCGCCTGTCGCTGACGCGCAGGCACCCATTCATGGTGCGGCTGCAGCCGCACAGGGCGACGATGCAGGCCCAGTCGCAGCTGACGCTGCGCAGGACCTGCCGCCCTCCTCCGCAACTGCCGAAGTTGACCAAGCCGTGACCCCTGACGTGCAGCAGTCTGCGCCCGCGCAGACTGCCACCGCTAGCGATGGCCAGGACAGTGCGGACGCCGGCACCGGGGCAGCAGATCAAGCAGCCACCAGCCAGGCGGTCACGTTCGCGGCCGGTGACCTGGTGCGCGTCAAGGCCGGCCTCAAGGGACCAACCGGACGCCCCCGAAAAGAGTGCGGCCGCGTAGGTGTAGTGCGGCCTGGCCATCTGTCGCTGGTCGTGGAATTCGGCGCCGGCGTGGGCCAGCGCGCAGGCTTTGAACCCGAGGAGTTGGAGCCCTACACAGCGGACCCCATCGTCGGCAAGCGCGTGCGCGTGTTGCGCGCCGGCATGGCAGCCCAGCAAGCCGAATTCCTGTGGCGCGAGGGCAAGGTGCTTGGCGTCCGTGCAGACGGCTGGGAAATCGAGTTTGCCGGCAAGCCCGGGACCATCGCAAAGACCGCCATTTTTGGCACCGAAGAGCTGGAGAGCCTGGCATGAGCACAACCAAAATCCAACCAGGCGGGGATCTGCATCTGACGGTGCTGATGGCACGCCATTCCCTGAACTTCGTGACGGGCACTGAACGAGCGGCACTCCTGGCCTACGGCCGCGACGTGTTTACAGCAGGTGCAGAGCATGCCGCTACAGCGGGGCCGGCTACCCCTGTGCAGATCCAGGCGCTGTACCGCGCCCGCCGCGCGCTCCACGCCATCGGTAACAGCTACGACGATAGCGAGCTACGTACGCGGGCGCTCGAAGCCGATGAAGAGTTAGACCGTCTGCTGGCGGCAGACAAGGGGGAGCAGCCATGCGCATGATGTGCCCCCACTGCAACGAATTTGCATACACCCGCACCAGCCAGCAGCTGACCAGAACCAGCCGCGAAACCATCTTCCAATGCCGCAATACCGACTGCGGCCATGTGTTCTCGGCCGTCACGGAAATCAACCGCACGATCAGCCCAAGCGCGATCCCTGACCCCATGGTGATCCTGCCCATGAGCACGCACATCAAGCGCCAACTGCTGCAAACGCAGCTGGCCGAGATGCCAAGCGCGCCGCATCGCACGGGCATGCATCCAGTTTTTGGAGCCGACTTGTCATGAGTACCAGCCGCAAACCCTTTCGCAGCCGCTGGGCCAAGGGCAACCCGCTGCAGGTCATCAACCGGCATGGGACGCACCTGACGGCCGCCGAGGTGACTTCGATCATCGACCCTGTGCGCGTGTGCTTCGCGCAGATCCGTGCCGGCACAGCTACCGAGCTGCAGGCCACGGTCATGCACACCACCCTGCTGATCGCCCAGGAGATTGAGCGGGGCGGAATCGTGCGAGGTCTGGCGGAGCACATCGACTCGGCCCGGGTGGCATGCGAAGCCTATTTCGCACGGAGCGTCAGCGCCGGCACCTGGCACCCGAGCGCCGTCCACTTCTACGAGCTGGACGCTCTGGCCGTCGCCATCGATCTGCACGTCTACCAGTTGCAGCAGCTGACCTCGGCCGAGCTGGACGAGACCAAGCGCAAGCTCATCGCTCGCGCCCAGAGCAGTGGCCGCGAGGTGCTGCAGGCCGACATCGACCTGAGCGCAGCCATCCCCTACCGTCCAAAACGCAAAGAGGTGCACGCATGATCGGCACACAGCCCACAGGCGCCATCACCGGCGTGCAAATCAGCGCAGTGAGCCACGAAGGCTTGAGTGTCAGCATCAACGGCAAGCCCGGGCGTCTGGCCATCATCACCGAGGATGGCCAGGTCATCGCCGCCGGTAAGGACGTGGCGCGCGAGGCCCAAGCGGTTGCTGTGAATTGCTACCGCAATTTCCTGCAGGGCAAAGGCTTCCTGCGCATCCTGAGCAAGCCCATCCAGCCAGGTGCCTCTGATGTTCCCGAGTAGACGCTACACCACCCCAACAAAAAGCCCGCCCGGTCAGCCTGGCGGGCTTTTTCAGTTCTGAGCATCCACTGATCTCAAGATTTAGCCGTCAAAGGCCAAGAGCATCCGAAATAGAGTCCTTCTGCGCCTGCAGGATCTTGCCGCGCTCGGCAGCGTCCGACACAGCAAATCCCAGAAAGTACTCAAATTGATCCACCCCCAACGCGGATGCCCTGTCACTGATGGCCCGATGGATTTCGATACGACGAACTTCGTCCAGAGACATTCCCAAGTTATCCGCAACTTCCTGCGTCATGCTCTCCACTCGGGTACGTGCCTGATGATCATGATCAAGGAATCGTTGATACCCGACATCACGCTGCTCATTGGACAAAAGTGGTTTGGTCAATCAACTCTCCTTCATTGGCCACCAAGGGCAACAGTTCAATCTGTGCGGCGATGGCAAGCACTAATCGCGTATCAGCCCAAGGCTGGCGACGCTCACCAGCACAGAATCTAGCGGATAAATAGAGTAACCTTCGGGCACCCAAGAGACACGAAGCCCACGCGCGGAGCGGCCGCGCCTGCAGGGGTTGTCATGGTTGTTGCGTCGCTCGTGGGGGTCATAGGGGCGATATTGTCCCAGTTCTGCGAGAACTTGGTAAACCGTCCCTGAACTTATCCCTGCAAGCTCAGCTATTGCGCTTGATCCCGAGCGCGCCCAGCATCTGCTCGGTCTGCTTTTGCATCTGCTCCTGCATCTGGGTGAACATGTTCTGCGACTGCTCCATGTAGCTGCTCATCATGTTCTGCATGGCGGGCGGCTGCATGCGCATGAACTGGCTCCAGGCCTCGGGCGAGGTGCCCTGGGCCTGCTCGGCCAGCTTGTTCTGGAAGTCGGTGAACATCTGCACGTTCTTTTCCAGATACGAGCCCATGTAGCCCTGCATGGCATGGCCGTAGAAACGGATGATGTTGGCCAGCACGGTCTCGGAGAACATGGGCGCGCCGCCGGCCTCTTCTTCCAGAATGATCTGCAGCAGGATGCTGCGCGTGAGGTCTTCGCCGCTCTTGGCGTCCTTGACCACCACGGGCTCGTTGCTCATTACCAGCTGCTTGACTTCCGTCAGCGTGATGTAGGAGGACGTGTTGGTGTCGTAGAGACGGCGGTTGGGGTATTTCTTGATCACGCGCTGAGCGCTGGGGGCGGCGGCTGTTGTCGTCTCTTGCAT